GAGTTTGACGAGGCAGTGGCAGGCAAAGATGCGGACTTGGCACAGGGCTACAACTATCTAACCAAAATACAGTTAAAGAATTGCGTGAAGTTCTGTGAGCTTGTGATTTCAGACTGTGGCGCCTATGTGCAGATTAAAAAGGTAGAGCGCAAGCCTCGTGCAGTTAAGGCAGTGAGCCCAGAGAAACGTGCCGCAAAGTTCAAGTGTATTACGGAATTTGCAGAGCTCAAGCTCAAAGGCCTACCGGCCGCAAGTTTAGTGGACAAGGCAGAAGCCTGGTTGTATGACACTAAAAAACGCAAGCTAATCCATATTGTTGCTGACAGCCATGCACAGGCATTTACTGTAAAGAGCAACGCTATCATTGGGTTTAGTACAGTTGAGAGCCAGCAAAAAACTGTACGTAAACCAGCAGAGGTACTCCGAGCCATGGGTGCCGCAGGCAAGCCAGCCGCAAGGAAGATCTACAAGGACTTGACCACTACAGAAACACCGTTTAACGGACGTGGCACAGAGAACTTGATCATTCTCAAAAGCTGGTAAATAAAGGGGACGGAGTCCCCCAATGGCAGAACAGCAACAAAACTCGCTTGAGATGCTCAAGCAAAACATGATAGAATATGTAAAGCTTCAACTTGGTGATCAGATTATTGATCTCGAGTTGGACCCTGCTCACTACGAAGCCGCCTATCAAAAAACACTAGGCACTTACCGTCAACGGGCCAGCAACGCTTATGAGGAAAGCTACAGCTTTATGGAACTGGTCAAAGATGTCAACATCTATCAGTTGCCACAAGAGGTTGTTAGTGTACGTCAGATATTCCGCAGACAGTTTGGTGATGCCACAGGCCAGGCCAGTAACTTTGATCCATTCTCTCAAGCCAGCATGAACGTTTACCTAATGAATTTTAACGTAGCAGGTGGTCTTGCCACATACGACTTTTACAGTCAGTACGTTGAATTGGCTGCACGTATGTTTGGCGGCTACATGAACTACACGTTCAACCAAGTAACAAAGAAAATACAACTGATCCGTGACCCAAGAGGCACCGGCGAGAACGTGTTACTTTGGACATACAATCTAAAACCTGAAGTTAACTTGTTACAAGATTTCCAAATTCAGCAATGGATCAAGGACTATATGGTTGCCAACTGTAAAATGATCATTGGTGAAGCACGTGAGAAGTTTGGTTCAATTGCAGGACCACAAGGCGGTGGTACCTTAAACGGTGCCGCAATGAAAGCCGAAGCCAAAGAAGCTATCACAGCCCTAGAAGAACAGCTCAAAAACTATGTGGATGCTAGCCAGCCACTTACCTGGGTAATCGGCTAACCATCCGTTGCGTGTCAACAAGCCTTGTGTTATAATAGCACATGGACTTGATGATCGACTTAGAAGGGCTTGCAACAGGCCCAGACACTACAATACTAACTATTGCGGCCCAGAGCTTTGACCCGTTAGGGCAAGGCCATTCTGGACAGAGTTACTATGCCAGAGTCACACTAGAAAGTCAAGAAGATCGTGCCATCGATCAAGGCACAATTGATTGGTGGGCCACACAACCTGCTGTGGTTCGGGACGAAGCGTTCAGTGAACAAGATCGTATCCCGTTAGATCAAGCTCTAGACGGGCTAGGCCGGCTGATTTGGCACTCCACCAGAATCTGGGCACAAGGTCCCACATACGACATGAACATTCTGGAGCATGCTTACAAGAGTTATGGCAAGCCATTGCCTTGGAAATACTACATGGTGCGAGACAGCCGTACTGTGTTCTCGTTATGGCCTGATCAGCCCATCCCACCCACCAGCCACCATGCACTAGAAGACTGCCGCAGACAAATAGGCATGCTACAACGCACACTTGATCATCTTAATGTAACCTCCTTAAAATGACCCTTCCTAAACTGCTGATTATTGGCAACGCTCGACACGGCAAAGATACTGTGTGTGATATTCTGCGTGAAGAATTTGGATATAGTTTTCGTTCTAGTTCAGACTTTTGCGCTGAAAAGTTTATCTATGCAGAACTCAAAAACAAATATGGATACACTAGCTATGCACAATGTTTTGAGGATCGGCACAATCATCGAGCAGAATGGTATGACATGATTCATGCTTACTGTAAAAACGATTATGCTAGACTGGGTAGAGAAATATTTGCTGAAAATTCAATCTACTGCGGACTGCGTAACAAGAGCGAGTTCCATGCCATGCGTAACACCCAGGTATTTGATTATGCTGTTTGGGTGGACCGCAGTGATCACTTGCCCGCAGAAGATCAATCTAGTATGAGCCTGGAAATTTGGATGGCAGACTATGTGATTGACAACAATGGCGGACTAGAAGACTTGCGCAGAAGCTCACGTGAATTGATGTCTACTCTGTTGTATAAATATTCCTTTAAGGAATCCGTTTGATAGTATTGTTTAATGACAGTCCAAATCCTCCTATTAGGTCACTTGGGGTATATAGGATAGCCACAGAATTAAGAAGACATGGCGTAGAAGTAGAAGTTATTGATTTTTTGTCTCATTGGGATCAGTCTGTACTACTAACATACTTGGACACTATCGCAGAAGTCGAATGGTGGGGATTTAGTACTAAATTTTTTCCTCCCACATACAACTCAGACAAATTTGCTGGCCAGGCCACTTTTCGCAACAACAAATGGACCACTGACAATAAAGATGCTGGGTTTATGACTGAATTGCTTAACAAAGACGAAGCTCTATTAATTGATTACATAAAAAATCGTCAAGGCACAATTGTAGTTGGAGGTCCCAATGCTGAGATAATTCAACACATGCCAGTAAATGTTGATATCATATGTGCTGGGTACTCAGATCTGGCAGTTTTAGCTGTACACAATCATATTGTACAAGGCAACGACCTAATTTATACACACTTCAATAATAAAAAATATGTGGATGCTGACAAACACTATGCAGTTCAGATATTAAATAATTTAACTACTGAATATGCTGATTCAGATTTTGTAACAGACGACTGGGTATTGCCTATTGAAATAGGTAGAGGTTGCATTTTTCAATGTGCATTTTGTGAGTTTGATCACTTGGGCAAAAAGCCGGGAACCTACATCCGATCCAAGGAAGAAATCAAACAAGATATCCTGTATAGATACAACTCATTTGGTGTAAAAAAGTTCATGTTTGTTGACGATACATTTAATGACAGCCTGGAAAAAATGTATTTGATTCGAGATATCCGACAAGAAACTGGTATAGATTTTGAATTTTGGAGTTATTGCCGAATAGATCTTCTGGCAGCAAATACTGAACAAGTGAATCTTATTCCAGAAATTGGATGGAAGTCATTTACAGTAGGTATTGAAACATTCAACCGTAATAGTGGAAAAGCTGTGGGTAAAGGCGCAGATCCTGAAAAGCTCAAACACTTTTTGATCGAGCTAAAAGATCGATTTCCTGAACTGAGATTACAAGTGAACATCATTGTGGGATTACCGCATGACACCGAAGACTCCATTAGAGAAACTGCAGAGTGGTTTTTGGCCAATCCTGATGTCGCTGAATATGTTAAATTTGCCACATTGAGAATTAAAAACCCCGAAGGTCTTACTAAAAACATCAGTAAAATGAGCAAAGACCCAGAAAAGTACGGTTACAAAATACTAGATAGAAAACAGTTTGATGTATACAAATGGACTACTCCTTACTTGGACACTAGTACTGCCCAACAACTAGTAGAAAAATATAATCCGTTGTTATGGCAAGGAACAAATAATCGCAGGCCCGATCACGTGACCGCACTAAGTGATCAACCTTATTTTTATACAGATAGATTTTATGTAATAAAAAATTATATTTCAAAAAAATTACATTACCGGAATGTTTAACAATCGGGGTTCAGATCCCCTGGCTTCCAGGGCAATACACTTTTGGCAACTTCTTCTACACAGTTGCGACAAATACATTTTAGATTTTTAACACCAGTATTGTTTAGATCTCCGTCAACATGATACACTAGAATTTGACTTGAGTATCGGGCTTTGAACCCGCACTTGTCACACACTAATTTTTTTTTGAATCCTGCGGCTTCCCACCGTGGGATTCTTTTTTTCAGGCCACGACGTTTCCTTGCACAGCTCTCGCATCTAGTACGATAGTGTGCAACACCATTACAATGATAGTTAACAGCACACGGCAGTTGATTACATGCTTGACAAATGGGTCTCATACGGTATTTAGCAACAGGACCTTTGGCAAAGGGCGCCGTAACGACGACTTTTTAGCAGTTGTCTATAAATATTGTATCTTGAAAAGGAATTGATCATGGCTCTAGTATCTCCAGGCGTAGAAGTAACAGTTATTGACGAAAGTCAATATATCCCTTCCGCTGTTAACACAGTACC